CGACAATGGCACAACGAATCATGCAATATCAGGCTGCGTTGCAACTGGCACAGCAATCGCCACAAATGTATAACCTGCCAGAATTGCACAGGCAAATGCTGGATACCTTGGGTATTAGGGATGCGGAGAAGATTATTCCAATTGATGATGAGGCGGTACCAACCGATCCAATTACCGAGAACATGGACATGATCAATGGCAGACCAGTCAAGGCGTTTGAGTATCAGGATCAGGAAGCGCACATTACAGTGCACATGACCGCGATGCAAGACCCAGAGTTGGCGCAGATGGGAGAAAGCAATCCAGAGGGTATGAAAGTATTGCAGGCATCGGTTGAATCGCATATCCGCGAGCATTTGGCATTCCAGTATCGAGCCGAGATTGAAATGGAATTGGGTACCGAATTACCGCCATTGGGTGAGCCATTGCCTCAAAGTATTGAGAAACGCTTGTCCACACTGGTTGCAGACGCAGCCGAGAGATTGTTGCAGAAACACCAGATGGAAGCACAGCAACAGAAGGTTATGGAACAGATGGAAGACCCACTGGTACAAGCCAAGAGGCGTGAGCTTGATATTAAGGAAGCTGAAGTGCAACGCAAAGCACAGGCGGATCAGATCAAGGCTCAGGTTGACATACAGAAAGCCCAGACCAAAGATGCAATCGAGCTTGCGAGAATTAAGTCGCAGGAGAAAATTGCCGAGTCTGGAATGGAACAAAAACTTGTCAGTGATGTGATTGAAGCACAAACTGAGGGAGACAAAATAACCAGTGAAGAGGCAATAAAAGCCGCAGAGATTGCGTCAAGACTTGCATCTGATATAACATCTGGTAATAATGATGAGTAGAAGCGATTTTATTGGCGATTCGCTAATCGACAAATTTAAGTCGAAATTGCGAGACCTTATGAATGACAGGGCTGATAATGTTGCTACTGGAAGTTGCGCTGACTTTGATGAATACAAACATCAAACAGGCGTAATCGAGGGATTAGCCCTCGCAGAGCGTGAGTTTCTTGACATTGTAGAGGAACTAGATCGACTCTAATTCGGTGCTTCTTTTCGGTTAAGTGCTGAATTTAAAGGGGAACGCAGAAACCCTTTTATTTCTGCGCAAAGAGAGGAACAATGACAGAGACCGCTCTTAATATTGATGACAATATTGAACAAAAACAGGCAACCCAGTTGCCAGAGCCTACTGGCTATCGAATCCTAATTGCAATCCCTGATAAGGAAGAAAAGACTGAAGGTGGCATTCTCAAGGCGCAGGAAACCCTGCACTACGAGGAAGTTTCCAGTATAGTTGGCTTCGTTATGAAGATGGGACCTGACTGCTACAAGGATGAAACAAGATTTCCAACCGGACCTTGGTGTCAGGTTGGGGATTTTGTATTGTTTCGTGCCTTTAGTGGTACGCGCATCAAGATTCATGGCAAGGAGCTTCGCATCATCAATGATGACAATGTTGAGGCGGTGGTCGATGATCCAAGGGGAATAGAAAAAGTATGAGTGAAGCAGAACAAACAACACAAGAAGATGTAGGAATGAGTTCCGAAGAGAAGTTTTTGGGAATCAAATCACAGATTGGCACCAAGCCTGATGAGGATGTTGAAGCCCAAGCAGAAATAGATATTGAAGTTGTTGATGAAACGCCTGTTGAAGACAAGCGACCAAAGGAACAAAAAGATAAAACCGATTACGAGTCGGTTGATCAGGAAATAGCTGGTGTAGGCAAGAGGGCAAAACAGCGTATTGATAAACTCAAATACGATTTTCATCAGGAGCGCAGAAAGAAGGAACAGTCTGCCAAGTTGCGTGATGAAGCAATTGGTTATGCCCAGCGTGTTAAAGCCGAGAATGATCGTTTGAACCGATTGGTTTCAGATGGTCAGCAGTATTTAGGCAAACAGGCAGAAGAAAGGGCGGCTTTTGCTACCATAGCAGCGCAACAAAAATATAAAGAGGCTTACGAGCAAGGCAATACTGAAGAGATGGTTAAGGCACAAGAGGCACTGACCAGAGCGACAATGGATTCGGCAAGTGCAGAGCAGTTTAATGCTCAAATTCCAGAGGAGCCACTTCCACAGCAACAGTATGTGCCACCGCAACCACAGGTGCCAGCACCAGATGAGGACGCGGTTGCTTGGCAGGCTAAAAATCAATGGTTTGGGAGCGATCCCGAAATGACCAGTTTTGCTTATGGAATCCATGAGAAACTGGTTAGACAAGAAAATGTTGATCCAAAATCGGAAGATTATTATACAAGGATTGACAAACGCATGAAGGAAGTATTTCCTGATTACTTTGGGATGGAAAAGGGACAGCCACCTACTACGACATCTCAGAGTTCCGTGGTAGCACCAGCTACACGCAATAATAGTGCAAGACCACGCAAAGTGCAGTTAACGGCTACCCAAGTTTCCCTCGCAAAGAGGCTTGGGTTGACACCAAAGCAATATGCTAATCAACTAATAAAGGATATGAACAATGTCTGAAGAGCGCACCCCCCGAAGGGAGGAAATCCGTGAAACCACAGAGCGGAAAAAATCGTGGTCTCCACCAAATGTTCTACCTGACCCTGAACCAAGAGATGGTTGGGTGTTTAGATGGATTCGTACCAGTATGGTAGGTCAACCTGATAACACCAATGTATCTAGTAGGTTTCGAGAGGGGTGGGAACCCGTCAAGTCCGAGGATCATCCAGAATTGAAAATTCTGTCTGATGAAAACTCGCGTTGGGCACAGGAAGGAGCAATTGAAGTTGGAGGGTTGTTATTGTGTAAATGTTCAGAAGAAATTGTGAAACAGCGTAGAGATTATTATCAAGACGCTGCTGATCAACAGATGGATGGCATAGACAATAATTACCTGAGAGAGAATGACCCCAGAATGCCTATGATGAAACCGGAAAGGCAAACAAGGGTTTCTTTCGGGAGTAATCGCAAGAAATAATTCTTGTGGTTATAAATTTTAACTTTGTGACTAAGGAGCACAGTTATGCCTAGTAGTGCAACGCCTTATGGCGCTATGCCACAAGCTGGACTGAGTTGTAATGGTTCTTTCACAGGGAAAGTTCGTCATATTAAAATCGCAAGTGCTTACGACACTGCTATTTTTTATGGTGACTTTGTTAAATTAGTAGCTGCCGGTACTGTCGAAAAAGACGAAGGTACTACTTCTATGACCCCTGTAGGTATTTTTGTCGGATGTAAATACACCGACCCAAATTCCAAGAACTTAAC